ATTGGCAATCTCCGCATTGGTTAACGTATAATCAAGCGAAACAAAGCAATGGCAAATATCGCGTTCGCCGCGATGAATTGAAGCGCCAAACGTGGATATTGCGTCCATTAATCGTGAATAAAAATGAAGACGGCGAAAAGTCTACGTTTATAGCAGGATGGCGCGCCTATGGCGTCTATAATGGCGCGCAATTAGAGGCACCGCTGTTAACTGAAAAGAATAACACGCCATTGCCTAATGGCGTGGAACATAATGCCAAAGCGGACAGCATTGTTAATAATACAAATATTCATATCAATTATGGCGGCGATAGAGCATTCTATTCACCGTCATTGGATAGCGTAGGGATGCCAACGGTAGAACAGTTTGAAACTAGCAACGGTTATTATTCTACCCTATTTCACGAATTAGGACATGCTACCGGTCACAAATCGAGATTGGACCGCAAGTTTGGCGTTGATAAAAAAGGTTATGCTTTTGAAGAATTAGTCGCGGAATGTAGCAGCGCTATGAGCATGATAAAATTGGGAATGATAAATGAGCCCCGCGACGATCATGCAAAATATCTGAATAATTGGATTGCAATGTTACAAGATAATCCCAATGCATTGCAACAGGCCTTTAGTAAGGCGGAACGTGCAACCGCATGGGTAATGAATGAAAAAAGATAGGCGATAGAATAGCAAGCGTGGCAATGGTGTCGCGCTTGTTACTATTACATACGGGATTAAAACAATGACAAAATATGACAATATGAGCAATGCGGAATTATGGGAATTATCCAACAGGGGCAGTTTAGACGATGCATACAACGTCTATCTATTTTGTGCTAACGATGGACAAGGCAATGATACTAACACTGGCAAACCGTTATTGTCGTTTGATGAATGGCTCGACAACTAATAGGGAATAGGAACGATGATTATATACAATGGCAAGTCTAAAATTGACGGCAAGCCTATAGTCGCAATTGTTACAGGATTGCAGCGCAAAAGTAACAATCCAAAAACAGGAAACATTCCGCAAGTTTGGATTATGCGATCAGATATTGCACCAAATATTGCGGTGCATACTGGCGATGATTATAGCATTTGCGGTAATTGCAAGCATAGGGGCGTGATAGTAGACGGTAAGAATACCAAGCGCCCATGTTATGTTACAGTCTGGCAAGCGCCGCTAGCGGTATATAAAGCATTTAAACGTGGAACATATCCAGATTATTCTAATGATTTAGATGGCGCGGCGGATATTTTGCGTAGTCTAGTTGTGAGAATAGGCGCGTATGGTGATCCCTATGCTATTCCGGTCACTGTATGGGATAACACTTTACAACACGTCGATGCGCCGTTGGGATATAGCCATCAATGGAAACAAGCAAACAAGCAATTGATGCGATATTGCATGGCAAGTGTTGACAATGAAATAGAAGCAAAACAAGCAAACAAATTAGGATACAGATATTTTAGAACGAAACAATTCACCGCAAGCAAAATAAGAAAAGAGACTATTTGCCCGGCAAGTCTAGATAACACCACTATAACTTGCGCCGATTGTAAAGCATGTGGCGGATTAGGCGCAAAAGCAAAAGCAAACATTGTAATAGATTTACATGGGAGAGGCGCGAAACATGCTTAAACAAAAACAGTTATTCAAACAATTGCGCCAAAAAGGTGCAACAATAAAACAGACCAAAAAGGGGCACTATATGGTAGTAATGCATACCAGAACCTACACTCTAAGCAATCGGGCAGAATATCCTAATAGTATTATAAAACACTTATATTCTACTATTGCTTAAACAAAACAAAAACAGACTGATAGGCTGCTAGCAATAGTGGCCTATTGGCGCTTGTATTTTGAAAAGGTCTGAGTAATGATACGATTAAATAGAACAAATACAGAACAAAATAAGGAGAAGAACAAAAGAGAACAAAAAAAGAACAGGGCGGAAACTACTATCACATTTACTGATAACACTAAACTTGTTGTAAATTTATCACACACATAAAATTTTTTACTTTACCCCTTGACAACTTATGGAAACACCCTACATTAAGGATATCCAAACGGAAGGATATTAAAAAACAAAAGCAACAAAAGCAACAAGATATAGAATGTTTGCATAAAAGATTTAGAATACTTGTTTTTAGTGATTTTTTAACCTTGACTTATGGAGAGTAGTGCCTACATTAGGTATACCAAAAGAGAGAGAGGAATTAAAATGTCAATGATACGCTCACTATACGCACTGGTAGTCATTGTTGCTTTGCTTGGTGATATTTATATTGCTGAAATAGCACTAAATGAAGGAGGTGGATTATACCACTTTGGTCTGCTTTTCACTCTACCAATGGTGATTGTAGCAGCATGGTATGTTATGGTGAAAGATTATGAATAAGTATAAGACGCCTTATGGAATGATTACGAAAGTTTTATATCCCAACCATTCAAGTTTGTTTACCTATCTTATCAGGTGGGTTAGCAAAGGAGATGAAGCTGGCGATTTAACGGTTGAATATGTGAAGGCGTATACAGCTAAAGAAGCAATGTCTATCGCCAGTTGTGAGTATGGTGTAAAAGAAAAAGATATTCTAGAAGTTAGAATAGAAGTTATCAATGATATTCTCTTAACGTAACAAAGAGGAAGATAAGATGTCTAGATACATAACTCGTAAAGTCACAAAGTTCTCTTTTGTCATGCCTGTGTATGATTATGATATAACACTTCACGAGGACGGGGCACATGATGTTATGATACCATGCGAAGATAGACACAGCGTAGGTTACAATGTGTATGGCTGGGACTACAAAAAACAAGTATGGCATATTATAGATATCGGTGATTATTACGATGAAGCTAAAGAGATAGCTGATGAGTATGATAAGAAGATGGTTAAGAAGTTGAAGATATACTGCGATGACATGGGAGATAAAAAGAGTTATGATGTATGAATATGGTATTAAATGGCTATCACCTGATGGGCCGGTCATTAAAATAGTTGAAGCAACTAATGCTCTTGATGCTTTACGAAAGGCATCTGTTGAGTATAGTGTAGGAGAGATGTACAACAAACCTATTATTGAAGTGAAGATATGGAAAGAAATAGGCGTTGACACAATAATAACAACCATACTCAAGTAGGAGAGCAGATGATGGAATATGCAGTAGAGGTTCAAGCAGATAGCACCGGCACATGGGCTGGAAACGGGCTAACATTTGACACTGAAGATGAGGCGAAGGACTATGCTCTTGATCTGTATCGTAGATGGTCAGCAGTTAAAGAGTGGAGAGTAGTCTTACTTGAAAATTCTGGTTGACATTTGCCAACAGATACACTACATTAAAGTTTGACCCTTTCCTAAAGGAGATTAAGATGGGTAAAGTTAAAAACTGGTTGATGGGTATGGAGGAAGATGCTTCCTGCATGTCTCTTGATGAGTGGACTGATAAGCATGGTGAGTGGAACAAGATGGTGTACGAATCGATCAACGGTGAAGAAGAAGGTCGTATCTTTTATGATCTGTTTGAATAGATAGGAGAAAAACAAATGTCAGCATTATCTTATATTTCCCTACACAATATCTCTAAAATTATTGTAAGAGCATCTAATCATGGAGTAGGAGAAACCTACTGTGGTGCTGAATTTAGAGAGATAGTATTCCACAATACTAAAGGGGAAAGATTTACCTTAGTAGCATATGGTAATGAAGATGAACTTGTAACTGTGGAGGTTCAATAATGATTAACACTACAATAATTTATGAATGCGCAGACTGTGATCAAGGTCTTAGATACTGGAAAGAAGATCGTAGCACTGAATGCGGCGAATGTTGCGGCACTGGACAAATTGAATATGAAGAAACATACGATTGTATTGAAGATGCAATGATTGATTATCCTGATGCTGTTGAGATATTCTTCTACAACGAGAAAGAAGAAGATGAAAGAAAAGAAAAGTAAGAAAGAATGGAAGTGGGCTAATAACCCGGTAAAAAAAGACTTGTACTCTGGTAAGTATGGGCAGAAGATTAAGCCTGTAAAGAAGGATACTGGACCATCTGTAGAGGAAGGTCTTGATGAATTTTATGAAGAAGGAGATACATATGGAAGAAGTTAAAATAACAAAAAATATGAAGGATAGTGCAGATAAAAGAGCTAAAGAACTGGGTGTTCTAAGGAACTCTATTAGTAAAGGTGCAGGGAATGTTATTGGTATGCTTGGTGAGGAAATTGTTTTAACTGTTCTTGGTGGAGAACTAAAGAGTAGTTATGACTATGATATTATTTTACCTGATGGAACTACAACAGATGTTAAGACTAAAACAACCACCGTTGTTCCACTACCCTCATATTCTTGTTCAGTAGCTGCTTATAATATCAAACAGAAGTGTGATAGTTATTCCTTTGTACGAATAAAAAAAGATTTGACAGTAGGTTGGTACTTAGGTAAAATCGACAAACTTCATTTTTTTAATGAAGCGAAGTTCCTTGAAAAGGGAACGGTTGATCCTGTTAACAAATACAAGGTCAAAGCATCATGCTTCAACTGCCCTATAAGTGTACTACAATAGACATTGAGACTGATGGTCTTGATGCTACTAAAATTTGGGTTGTTGTTTGTCAAGATATCAATACTAAAAAGATTAGAATATTTCAAGATAACACCAACCTAAAAAGATATCTGGTGCAATACGAAAAGATTATAGGGCATAACGTGTTATCATTCGATGTTCCTATATTAAATGAACTGTGGACTATGGATATTAGTATGGAAAAAGTAGTTGATACCCTTATAATTTCTCAATTATTCAGCCCTAATAGAGAAAAAGGACATTCTCTTGCTGCATGGGGGCATCGATTAGGAATGGAGAAAGGTGAATTTAACGACTTCTCTTCTCTGTCTAGAGAGATGGTGGACTATTGTATACAAGATACCAAGATTACCACAAGAGTATATGAATACCTTATGACTAAAGAGAAAAAGGATTTTTCTGATACTAGTATTATTTTAGAGCATAAGATAAGGGATGTTATAAATAAACAACAAAAACACGGTTTCTATTTAGATGTAAAGAAAGCGCATATGCTCATGGTAGAAACTAAGAGCAAAGCAAAAGAAATAGAAGAAGAGATTCTTGTTTCTATGCAAGCAAAGGTTAAGTTTGTCAAGCATGTAGTGCCAAAGATTAAGAAGAATGGAGAAATATCTAGTGTTGGTATTAAACAAATACCTAATTATGAAACCGTTGTGGAAGGTGAGTTTAGTTCTATTGAATTTCAGCCGTTTAATCTTGCTTCTCCGCAACAGATTATCGAAAGGATGCAAGAATACGGTTGGAAGCCTATTGAGTTTACTCCTAAAGGTAATCCTAAAGTCAGTGAACGCAATCTTAGTACTGTATCTCCTAATGCACCAAAAGCTCTACAGAAATTAGCAGAATGGAAAATGCTGGAAACAAGATGGAAGACAGTAGAAGCGTGGCTGGAGGCTGTTGATACAGATAATCGTGTTCATGGTAAAGTAAGAACTATGGGTGCGATAACAGGACGTATGACGCATTCAGAGCCAAACATGGCTAATGTAGTTGCATCATATAAGCCTTACGGTAAAGAGTGTAGAGACTGTTGGACAGTAGCAGATACAAACAACTATGCGCTAGTAGGTGTTGATGCAAAAGGATTAGAATTGAGGATGCTGGCACATTATATGAATGATAAAGAGTTTACGGATGCTGTTGTTAGTGGTGATCCACATACTCTAAATCAAAAGGCAGCAGGACTGCCAACTAGAGAAGCTGCTAAGACATTTATTTATGCACTGTGTTATGGTGCTGGTTCACAAAAGATAGGGAATATTATAGGAGGAAGTTCCCGCGAAGGAGAAAAGCTGAAACAAAAATTCTTCAAGAACATGCCTAAATTAGGTAACTTAATAAAGAAGGCACAACTGTATTCTCGTCGCGGTTATGTTAGAGGCGTTGATGGTAGGCGCTTGTTGGTTAGATCATCTCATGCTAGTCTAAATACCTTACTACAAGGGGCTGGTGCGATCTGTTGCAAGCAGTGGAGCATCTTACTGGATGATAAGATAGAGCAATTGCAGTTGGATGCTCACCTTGTTAATACCATTCACGATGAGCAACAATACGAATGTCATAAAAAAGATGTTGACAAGCTCTGTGAAATAGCGGATACTACAATGCAACAAGTAGGAGTTGATTTTAATATGAATATTATCCTTAATGCTGATGCAAAAGTAGGCACAACGTGGGCCGAAACACATTAGAAAAAAAAGTTAGATTAGGGGTTGACTTTTAGTATGAAAGTGCTTATGTTGAGTAAGATAACGAGTTTAATGAAACTGAGGAGATAGCGAATGGCTAGAGAAACTACGATGTTAGCTGGTAAAGCGTACTGGACAAAGTTAAATACACCTGATAAAATGTCTGAAAAGTATCAGATGGATATTTGTAATCTATCTGAAGAAACTCTTCAGAAATTGAAGAAGCATGGCGTAAAGCCTAAAAATAAGGAAGACGATAGGGAGTGGTTTATCACCGCAAAGTCAAAGTTTGAGGTGCCTATTATTAACCATGATAAAGAAGGGATGAACGGAACCTTAATCGGAAACGGCTCTGCTGTTAAAGTTAAGATAACCTTTAATAAGGATCATCCTTTGATATCTGAGTTTGGTACTTCCATGTACCTTAATAAGGTGATGGTAACCAATCTTATTCCTTATGGCAACGACGATGACTTTGATGATGTAGAAGGAGTGAATGAAGGAGTAGAAGGAGATGAAGTACCCTTCTAGGTGAAGGTATGAACGATGGGTTTGATCTGTGATAAGTATAAAATGATAATTGCACGGGATCAATGGTATAGTGGGCGAGGGCGCTGGGCAGCTATACAAATATCAAAATAGGAGATAAGAATGCAGATTGAAAATTTAGTTGATGATATATACACTGTTCTAGAAGATGAGCATAAGGTATCTGAAGAGAATCTTAAATCCTTTCTAGAAGGGGTGTCTAATATTATCACTGCACATATTGAAGAGCCTCGACACAGTAGTAAGACTACTTTGAGAATGTCTTCTATTGGTAAGAAGGACAGGCGCTTATGGCTGGACATAAAATATCCACAAGAGCAAGCTCTTCCATCAGGGCCAGTACTTATGAAGTTTTTGTATGGTTCTTTGATAGAGGAAGTCCTTCTGCTTCTAGCAAAGGAAGCAGGACATGCTGTTACTGATGCACAAAAGAAGGTAACTATTTCTGGTGTCGATGGACATATGGATTGTAAGATTGATACTGAAATAGTGGATGTAAAAACAGCTAGTGATTTTTCCTTTAAGAAATTCAAAGATGGTACTCTTTTCAACAAGGATAGCTTTGGTTATCTGGGTCAATTGAGTGGCTATATGGAAGCGGAAGGGGCTGAAAGAGCGCACTTCCTCGTTATGAACAAGGTTACCGGGGAGCTTCTTCTTTTTACAGTAGATGATATAGATACAATCAATGTAGAAAAGAGGGTAGAGCATTTAAGAAGTATTCTAAATTCAGATGAGATACCTTCTATTTGTTATGAACCTATCCCTGAAGGAAAATCAGGGAACATGAAACTATCTATGGATTGTTCTTACTGTCCACATAAGTTAGAATGTTTTCCAGATGTCAGAGTATTTAAATACAGCCAAAAGAGAGTGTACCTTACAGAGGTTAAAAAAGAACCTCTTGTCGAGGAGATTACACATACACTAAAGGAATTTAAGAATGAATGAGGAGGATTTTGATGACCTAATGGAAACGGTAGACGAATTAATAACTAGAGTAAGCGACCTTACTGTTGCAATCGAAAAGCTAACATCTGTTATGGATTTTATGCCCAACAGTGGATTTGGTGTAGGAGAATATGATTAATGGTTGAACAAGCTAAGAGCAAGGTTATTCGCCGTGAAGCCTGTCCTGAGTGTGGTAGTAAGGACAATGTTGCAGTGTATGATGATGGTGGAAAACACTGCTATGGTTCTTCATGTACTTATCGTGTACATTCTAACAGTGGAAATATTATTAAAATGGAAAGGAAGCCTTCTCCTATGAAAACAACAGGTACTTTCAATAGTATAGTGGATCGAAAGATATCTTTGGATACCTGTAAATTTTATGGCGTGACAGTTACACAAGAACCTGTCAAGCATATCTATCCATACTACAATGAAACAGGAGAGCTTCTTGCCAACAAGATTAGAGATGTTGCAACCAAATCCTTTCATTCTGAAGGGAACATAAAGGGTAGTCTTTTATTTGGTCAGAATAAATTTAAAAACGGAGGGAATTTTATAACTCTTTGTGAAGGAGAGATTGATGCCTTATCTGCCTACGAGATGTTAGGCAGCAAATGGCCGGTAGTATCTATAAAAAATGGTTCTCAATCTGTTAAGATGGATATTGCTAATAAACATATCTATGATTTTCTAATGTCTCACGACACCATCATTATTTGTTTTGATAATGATGATGCAGGGAAAGCCGCTGCTATTAAAGCGGCTGAAGTGTTAGCACCAAAAGCCAAAATTGTGCCAATGCAATACAAAGATGCTAATGAGTATCTTTGTTTAGGAAAGAAGAAGGAGTTTGTGCAACACTGGTGGGATGCTAAAGAGTATACCCCAGAAAATATTATTTCCGGTAAAGATTTGTGGGAAACAATTAATGAAAAGGCGATAGAGCCAGAAGTACACTACCCGTTTGAAGGTGTTGAAAAGCTAACCTATGGTATTAGGCTAGGGGAACTTGTGACCATTACTGCTGGTTCTGGATTAGGGAAAAGCCAATTTGTTAGAGAACTTGTGTATCATATTCTTAAAAATACTCAACATAAAATGGGATTGATGTTTTTAGAAGAAGGGGTAAAAAGAAGTGGGTTAGGGATTATGTCTTTAGCAGCTAATAAAACTTTACATATCAGTGATGTGTGGAATGATACCTCTATAGAAGAAAGAAAGAAGGCGTTTGATGAAACATTGGGTACAGGAAGAATGTTTTTCTATGATCATTTCGGGTCTAGCTCAATTGATGCTATACTCCACTGTGTTAGGTTTTTTGCTAATGCACTGGATTGTAAAATTGTAGTTCTGGATCATGTTAGTATTGTTATTTCAGATCAACAGCACGGAGATGAAAGAAAAGCTATTGATGAAATTATGACTAAGTTGAGAATGCTTGTACAGGAATTAAACATTTCTTTGATATTAGTATCTCATCTAAAAAGACCTTCATCTTCTGGACATGAAGAAGGGGCAGTTACCTCCCTATCTCAATTGAGAGGGTCTAGTAGTATTGGTCAATTGTCTGACATTGTGTTGGGATTAGAAAGGAATGGTCAGCACGACGATGAAGAAGAAAGACATACAACAACAATAAGGGTTATTAAGAACAGATTTAGTGGATTAACTGGCCCTGCTTGTAGACTTCTCTACTCTGTTGAAACTGGAAGAATGACTGAAAGAGAAGAGTTTGAGGAGATAGAATGATCATACTTCAATCAATTATAAAAAGTATGGACGTGAGTATCAACAAGGATGTTTTCTATCTTGTTACAGGAAATGATAAACAAGAGGGTATTTGTTTTTATGGTGAGAATGTTCTAAACATTAGAATGAAGAAAGCATTTGGTTCCTCTGATGCATCTTTCTGGCTTGATGATATGTTCAAAGCCAACGTGATGAAGTTTGATGAAGATATAAAGGCTACTAAAGAGTTGTTAAATAGAGGGGCTACTATCATATATTCTCCTGCTTCGTTAGGAGAAGACCTCTTTAAAATGAAAGATACTTGTCCTAAAACTACAGAATATATGGAAGACAAATTAAGTGATCTTCTATACAATAATCCTACTAGAGGAAAACAATGACAACCATTAGATCAAGAAAAGCAAAAGGTAGAAATTTGCAAAATTTAGTTGTGGCTAAATTGCTGGAGAAAGCACCAGAACTAGAGTTGGAGGATATTAAAGGAGCTATTATGGGTGAACAAGGGGTTGATATTAAATTGTCTCCTCGCGCACATTTAAAATATCCTCTAAAGATTGAATGCAAAAACCAAGAAAAATTTAAAGGGATTTATGATGTATACTCGCAAGCGGAAGGGCATAAAGGAAAAGGAGAGCCGGTTGTTATTCTAAAAATGAATAGGAAAAGACCTCTTGTCCTAATAGATTTAGATTTTTTTATTGACTTTTACAAAGGGGGTTAGTATAATGTTTAAGAAATGGAATGGCGAGTTGGATGAGGAAGAGCTTTCTGTTTTGCATGAAGGCAGACAGTATGTAGTCTTCTATCCTTCTCCAGAAGATGAAACAACCTTTTCTGTAAAGGTAGTAGATACAACAGAAGCAAGTGAGGAATATAATGAAGAGTTTCCTAATGTATCTGTGGTAGTGGTAAAAGGGATCATGCACATGTTAGATTTTGAATTAGAGTATTTGGTGGAGAGGGGCGTGGAATTTATGCAGGGTGAAGTTGCTTCTGTTCAAAAGGATAAGTTTAAAAATTCAGACAATGTAATTGTTTTTTCTCCTAAAACCAGAAAAGATCAGTAGAGAAGGGATAGCAATGAGACAAGCGGAATTAAAATATAAAGAGGATGAATGGAACGAGGTTCATAATCCTGCTCATTATAACAAAACAGGTATTGAAACTATTGATCTTATTCGCAAATGGATGGAACCAGATGAGTATAAAGGATACTTGAAAGGCAATATCATAAAATACATGAGTAGGTATAAATACAAAAAAGAAGAGGAGCCTTTAACAGATGTGTTGAAAGCACAGTGGTATTTGGAAAAGCTTATAGAAGAATTGAGGGATGAGGAGAACGATAATGTTTCCTGTTGAGGAAATGCAGTATTCCTTTTGGTCTAAAAAAGTAGATCATTTCATTAGTATGTTTGAATATGGAAAAGATACTCCAGAACAGTTTAAGAACAACATGATGTTGATGGGGTTTACTGAAGAGAATATTCAACAAGCTCTTTTTGAGGAGGAAGAAAATGAATAAAAAATTTATTATTATAGCGATAGTTGCTCCACTTGTTTTAATAAGCGGGGTAGCAGGGAGTGTTTATTTTTCTAGTGAGTGTGAATACAATCCATTCACAGGAGCTTTTGTTGTTGATGGAGAGGAGTATGCTCATGGTACAATGAAAGATGCGTGGGCATGTGCGCTAGAAGGGGGATTACCTCAATCCGTACTCTCCAGATTAGGGAAGTATGGTGATGCTGAGACAAGAGCAGAAGCCGAAAAGATTACCAACAAGGATAAAGAGATTAAGCAACAAAAATCAGAGAAGTAGAAGGATAGAATGATGATGGGCAAGAGCCAAACAGTACAGGATAAGCTTAGAATTTTTCACCGTGCCTTCAAGCATCCGGTAGGATTGAAGTATCCTAAACCTTCCTCTGTTATTGATGGTGAGAAGAACTTGCGAAAGAAACTTATTCAGGAAGAATATGAGGAGTTGATGGATGCTATCAGCAAGGATAAGAGTGATGATGTACTTAAAGAACTTTGTGATCTGGTTTATGTGTGCGTTGGGTTTGCTGTTACTTACGGTTGGGACTTTGATTCTGCATTCAACCGTGTACACGCTTCAAACATGTCTAAGCTTGATGCAGAGGGCAACCCAGTATACAGAGAAGATGGCAAAGTTATTAAGTCTGATTGCTATCAACCACCGAATTTGAAAAGATTGGTATAGGGAGGAAACCGTAAAGTATGGAGGCTAAATATGTAGATCATATGGGAAACGATCTGTCTGTAGTAAACGCTGCC